TCTTCATGACCGTAAACACTGATGCATATCTTGAGTTTGTGAATGCCGTCACATCTCAACCAAGTAAAGATGCCGATGCCTTTGAGTATCGTATTCAAGAACTTCGTGGAGAAGGATTTGAAACACATCGACTTCTCACTGCCTCTGTTGGTATGTGTGCCGAAGCAGGTGAGTTTACTGAAGTCGTAAAGAAGATTATCTTTCAGGGTAAACCTGTCAATGAAGAAAACTTGTTTCATCTCAAACGTGAACTTGGAGATATTATGTGGTATGTTGCACAGGCATGTATGGGTCTCAATATTTCTCTTGATGATATCATTGAGATGAATGTTGATAAACTCAAATCACGATATCCTGGTGGAGAATTTTCCGTAAAACATTCCGAAATCCGTAAGGAGGGAGACATTTGATGGGATACTTAATAGGAGTTTGTATTGGCATAATTGGTATATTGTATTTTAAAATACTTAAATTTCAATCTCGTATTCATAAATTGGAGTATGCTATAAAAAATAATATTCATAATTACGATTATGTAACTAATACTCAGGATCAAATAAAGAGAGATAGAAAATTTTTTGAATCTGAAATATCAAAAATTTACGATAAAATAGAAAAACAAAAGGGGTAATTATGAGTCAAGATAAAAAAGTAACATTAGAACTATCTGTCTATCAGGCAGCAGCAGTTCGTAAGTCATTGTTTACTGATACAAAAGAATATACTTATGATTCTACATGTTGTCCGCAACGTGTGATTGATATTCGTCAGGCAATTACAAGTATTGATGAACAAATCGAAGAGGCACTTAAGGAAGAATAATGTATACAATTCTCAACTATCTTATATCATTCTGGACGGTAGTTGTGATGAATTGTATACAACCTGTGAACTGGAAATATTGTTATCGAATTGACCAATGGTTAGTTCCAGATATTCAAGAAGGATGGAAACATTATACTGGTGAGATAGTTCCATATCAAAAAGAGAAGGACTATCTCAAAAGAATATAATCAATTTATTATCTTCCAATATCACCAAAAGATCTAGATTTTCCAGTTCCTCTACCTCCAGTAACCTTGCCATATCTTCCTGATGTCCTTGTATCTGAAGGTTCTGCAGGTCCAAGAACTTCACCTGTTCTTATATTGGTAAAAGTTCTTCTTCTTACACCAGAAACTGTTCCAACACTACTTGTAGGTGTTCCTTTTCCTCTTTTTCCAGTTTGAGCATACCCAGTATTTTTTACTGCATTAGTTCTTTGCCTTTTTTGTTTTGCAGTTTCTTTAGGTTTTGTGTCAGATTCTCTAGAGTCTGTTTTTTCAATAGAAGACTCTATTTTTTTTAATCGAGAGAATCTTTTTACTTGTTCTTCTGGACTTCCATCTCTTTCTCTACGTAGTTCTGATTCTTTAGATTTTGCCTTTGGTCTACCACCATTCCACCAACTCAATTTTGCTTCTAATATAAATTGTCTATATGTCTTCATTTTTACTTTTTAAATATTTAGAAAAAAATGCATCCAGAAATAACTAGTTTAATAAAAACTTTTGATTCAAAAACTAAAAATAAAAAAGAAAAATATAAAGATTTTCTTACACATGTCTATATGACTTTTGATAAAAAGATAGTATCATCTAAGGTAGATCGGGAAATGAATAAATATAAGAAAATGAGAATAGATGTGATCAACTATATTGTTGCACATGAAAATCAGATAATAAAACAATTAAGTAAGTAATGAAAAGTTTCTCTCAATTTATTATCGAAGCACCCGATGCCGTAACTCAAGCAAAGGCACTTGGATTTAAAAGTGATGGTCATGGTGGTTGGGGAAGAGTCATTAGAGGTACTTGGGAGTTTATGGGTAAAACCTTCACTAACCCAAAAACAGGAAGAACAACAATTGAGTATTCAAATAAAGGAACAAAAGTAGGAGGACAAGATCGTAGACAAACTCCAAGAGAAAAAAAATTATCAGCAACAACATATGCTCCAATAGCAGCATCATATGAGTATGGAACTGATGACTACGAAAAAGAATTGAGAGAAAAATATATTAATAAAGAAATTTTTAATATTGATGAATGGGTAAAATGTGATATTAGTGAAAGTGTTGGAAAGATTATCCGAAGAGGAACAAACTATCTAATCTGTGTAACTGAAGATGGTGAGATGTTTAAACCTTGGATTAAAGATGTATTAGAATCAGTAACTAATAGTAATGCACCTTCTGGGGTTCCTGCCGATCAGAGACTTGTAGGAACTGATGCTCATAGAAAGTATGTGGAAAAAATGGTTCCAGGAAGTGAATGGGGTAAACAATTTATAAATAAATATAAGAAAAAGTAAGATTAGTTAAGACTTCCAATGAGTAATAACGTATTTGAAGAAGCTCCTCAAAGAATAAAGGGTAGTTCTCCTGCCAACACTATTGTTGACAAAGTTCGAAAGCAGGCTAGACAACTTGCGTATGATGTTAGATATGAAGTAAAAGGTCAGTTTAAGGACGGTCAAAAAACTGATCCTGCGGCATTGAAGCGTGCTTATATGCAAAAGTTGACATCAAAAAATCCTCCTGGTCCCGTTAAAGCACTAGCGCAAAAGATGTTGATGGGTGAACAGTATGATTTTGCTATGGTCGAATCTTCACTTCCTCAGATTTTTAATAAAGTATTTGTAGAAGGTGTTAGAGAATATGTATTAAGGGTAAAAGATCCTAAATCAGGTTCACAGTATACAAGGTCTTATAGTACATATGCTGCTGCAGAAGCAAAGGCAAATCAACTTAGGCAAAAAGAAGGTTTGCGTGTAGAACTTGTTACTGCTAGTAGTAGTGCGAAGAAAGGAACTTATGATAATAAGGGTGGTGATAAACCCAATGATGGTAATCTTGCCAACAATCGTAAACCTTATGATAAAGTAACTCGTGGTGATGTAATTGCCGGAGCAACTGGTAAAGATGAGATGGGTGGTAAAAGAAAAGTTAATAAGGAAGAAGTCATTTATGAAACAGAAGATGAGCAAGGTAAAAAACTTGATGTAATGAAAGGCAAAAATAAAGTCACAATTAATCCTAATGTTTTAGAGAATGCAACACAATATTTTTATGATCAGGGATATAATGAAGAAGATATTGCAATAATCTCTGAGGGAATGGGTTATGATATGTTCCTTGAATTTGTTAATGAGGTTGGAACTACGATATGTCTTTATGAAGATGTACAAGGAGAACTATTAACAAAAGCAGGTAAAGCAAGAAAGAATCCAAAGATTACTAAATCTGCCGGAACAGCAAGTGAAATTCCACCTAACAAATCAAAAGAAACTAAAAAATCTGATGAAAAGAAATCTTCTCCTGGACAACTTTCAATTAATTACAATAAGAAACCATCCCCTCCAGGACAGAAAAAAATTAAGCAGGGAATTCAGACTGCAGTAAAAAAAGCAACTTCTCCAGAAGCAAAGAAAAAAGTTGGTGCTGCAAATACATCCCCTCCAGGACAGGAAAAAATTAAGCAGGGAATTCAGACTGCAGTAAAAAAAGCAACTTCTCCAGAAGCAAAGAGAAAAGTTGGTGGTGCAGTTAAAGATGCTGCAAATACTGCTGCAAGAGTTGCACTTTCTGCTTGGAAGGGTCATCAAGCGGCAATGAAAAGGAAGAGGGAAGGTGGATCAATTGCTAACCAAATTGGTTCTGGTGCAGATAGAGCAGTTAGATCTTTCTTTGAGAAAGGAAAAAGACATTTAGAAAATTATGAACCCACTGTCCGTGAGGGAATTAAAGCAGAACTTGATGCACTGAAGGCACAAAGAGTTGAGGAGGAAAAAAAATCTGATGATGCAGCAAAAGCAAAAGCAAAAGAAGAAGAAGCAAGAAAACAAAGAGAAAGAAATCTAAGATCTGCTATGATAGAGAGAGATAAAAAAATGCTAAGAATACCTGAGAGTATAGAAAATATGCGTTATTGTCCGGATTGTGAGAAAGATGAGACAAGAGAAGAATGTAAGTATGGTACAAAAAATTGGGACGAAAGATCTCAACCTACAAAGGCAGAAGATCCAAGGTCAATGCCTACCAGAATCAATCTTGCAAAGAACAAGTTGAGAGCAATGGGTCTTAAGATGTCTTATGATATGGAAGGTGATATGGTTGATGAGAAGTATCAGGGAATGTATCAGTCCCCTGCTCCTACTTATAATAGATTAAAGAGTGGAGATCCAAAGGCAACTATGTCTCCTGGTCGTCGTGCTCTGGAAAGATCCGATGAACTTCAAAGGAAAGATCCAAAATCTCCGAGAGCAAAGAAACAGAAGAGAGTATCAGATCAAATAAATCGCAACTTCCAATCTGCACGTAAAACTGTAGGTGAAGGATCGAGTGTTGAAGATCAGATGGCAGTGAGTCAAAACCTATACAGATCACGTCCAGGAGAGAGTGATTGATGCCTGCAGTATCACAAAATCAAAAGATTGAAGTGAAAGAAGCACTTCGTAGTTCTTTGCTTTCTGATCCAAAATTTATGGCGAGAATTGCCAAAGAAGAAGAAGAACAAAAACCTAAAGTAAAAAAGTCTTTTTCTACATTCAATAAAAATGCTCAGAAAGCAAAGAAAGGATATGAAGTAGATAATAAAAACCCATTCAATGTTCATAGAAACACTACATATTATTAAAAATTTCCTATATAGTTTAGACTTCTGGTTCAAACTATGTTAGCATTTTTACTTCCACTCGCATCAAAAATTATTGGTGATGCAGTTTCTAAAGTTCCTGATAATGAGGAACTGGGTGAGAGACTTATAGAGATTTGTTTAGTTATTCTTAGTAAGGCAGTTAAACTGACTAAAACTGATATGGATGATCAACTTCTTGAAGTAGTTTCAAATGCTATTAAAGCAAGAGAAACTGAATAATATAAATATCATTATAAAAAGAATTATAAGGTAATAGAACATGTCTCTATGGGGCGATAAAGATTTAGTAACAAGCACGGGAACTATTTCCATTGACTTTGCTAGTAAAACTGTTACTGGTGCTGGAACAACATTTACCGATGATGGTGTCACTCAAGGTGATGTTATTAGTGTAGGTACCGGTGCAACTTATGGTTTTGCTGTAGTTGATTCTGTAACAAATAATGGATCACTAACAATCTATAGCACAGATTATTTTGTTGCTGGTGTTACGACAGTTCCTGCATCAACTACGTTTGCTATTTCACAGGAACCTCTGTATGCAATGGCGGATACTGCATATGCTGCACCTGAAGTTCAGACTGGACTTTCAACTAATCCTGTAACTCGTGTAGTATACGGAATAGATGAAATTGAAGCAGGAATTGCTGCAACAACGGCATATGCTGTTACACATTCTGGTTGGGTTGGAATTACAACTTATATTGATATGCACGGAAAATTGAGAGTTAAGAATGAAGTTTTAGTTGCTGGTGGTATTCTGACTACATCTGATGCTACTGACGATAGTGTTTTCCCAGATAGTTGATAATGTAGTATGAGATTTGAAGAGTTGAATGAGAGTAATTACTTACTCTTTGCTATAAAATTCTATAATAATCCCCAAGCAGTCACAAAAGATGATTTTGAAGATGACTTAAAAAGAATTAAGTACATTAAAAGATTATTGAAAAGATATAAGAATACTGGGGAACTTAAAACTCATCTCATACTTAATCATTTAACTGTACTATTCAACGTCTTTGATGATGCAGCAATTCCCTTATTATTTTATAATCTTGAAGATGAACTTTGGCCTTGTATAAAAAGTTTTTTTGTATTTTTAAATAGGATACCAGAATACCCTAAAACAAAAATTACTGAATTGAAAGAAGATGAGTATTGTATACAACAATTAAAAGAAATCTGAGTGTTATGAATGATAGAAGATTAAATCACATAAGGAATATGATTAGATCTTTGAAAGAAGAAGCAATTGCTAATTCTGTTGGAGATGGTAGTGGTGTTGCAGGATTGACTGGAGAACCTCCTGTGAATTTAATAAAGAAAAAGAAAAAGAGACCTACTATTATCGCCAGAGGTTTGATGCCTGGAGCAAGAAAACGATGGAATAGTGGAGTAAAATAATGCTATCCAACAACTCAAAGGTTGCTGTATTAGAATCAAAACTTGATATGTATGAGGAACTCTCAAGGGAGATGCTTTCTAAATTGGAATCGGCAGTAGAAAAAATATCTGAAGGAAATAATCGTATTGCTCAAATCCTAACGAAGCATGATGAAAGAATTGAGCAAAGTATGAAGACTGATGGTCTTATTATAAAGATGATTGACGAATTAAAAGATACAGAAGAAAAGAATAATAGAATTCTACACGAAAGAATAGATAAAATACAGATAGAGATAAAAGCATTTTCAAAGTTTAGATGGCAGGTAGGAGGAGTTCTAGTGGTCTCCGCACTGCTCATAGGTGCCGGTAGTCGAATCGCACCTTTCTTCTTGACTCAGACCCCACAGCAGGTTATAATAGACCCAGTAAGGTAGTACCTATACATAATGGATCTGGTTGACTCCAAGTATATTGGGATGATATCTTCTCGTCTCCAGAAATTTAAGAGAGTTAAAGATAACCTCTATAACTTTCGTTGCCCTATTTGTGGTGACTCACAGAAGAATAAAAATAAGACACGGGGATATATCTACCAGGTCAAAAATAATACAAACTTCAAGTGCCATAATTGTGGTGCGAGTATGTCTTTTAATAATTTACTGAAAGAGATTGATGTAAGTCTTCATAAGCAATATACTCTTGAGAAGTTTAAGGAAGGACATACCGGTAGAAACTTTGTTGTTCAAGCACCAAAGTTTGAATTTAAGAAACCAGTATTCAAGAAATCGATCAATCTTCCAAAGGCATCTACAAATTCTTTTGCCAATGAATATCTTGTAAATCGCAAGATAGATCCGGATAGGTTTTATTATGCTGACAAGTTCATGGAGTGGACGAATACTCAGAAACAAACCTTTGATACTATCAAGAAGGATGAGAGTCGTATCGTAATACCAATGTATGATGAGAACAAAAATCTCATTGGATTTCAGGGTAGAGCACTGGGAAAATCATTCACTAAATACATCACCGTGATGTTGGATGAGGAAGCACCGAAGGTTTATGGACTTGAAACTATTGACAAAACAATTGCTGTTTATATCACAGAAGGACCTTTCGACTCAACATTCATTTGTAACTCGATTGCGATGTGCGGAGCTGACGTTGATATTAGTAACTGGGGCATTAGCAATCCTGTTTGGATCTATGATAACGAACCACGCAATCGAGAAATCGTCAATCGAATCGGTAGAACAATCGATAATGACAACTCCATAGTGATTTGGCCGACGAATATAATACAGAAAGATATCAATGACATGGTTCTTTCTGGACATGATGTTATGTCTGTGGTAGAATTGAATACCTATTCAGGATTAGAAGCAAAAATTAAATTTAACAACTGGAAAAAAATATGACTAACGGGACAAAGGTAACTAAAAGAAATGGAAAAAATGAACCTCTTGATTTAAATAAACTACATGTAATGGTAGAAGAGGCATGTAAAGATCTTGCCGGTGTATCTGCAAGTCAGGTTGAAATTCAATCTGGTATTCAGTTTTATGACGGTATTACAACAGATGAGATTCAGGAGATTCTAATTCGTTCTGCATCAGATTTGGTAAGTTTGGATAATCCCAACTATCAGTTTGTTGCCGCACGACTTCTTTTGTTTGCCGTTCGTAAGCAATTGTATGGTCGTATGCACGAAACTCCAACAGTAAAGGAGCAAGTTGAGCAATGTGTTGCTAAAGAAGTTTATGATGCAGAAATACTTGACCTGTATTCTGATGAAGAGTTTGATAAACTTCAGTCCTTTATTGATCATGATAGAGACTACTTGTTTACTTATGCAGGTTTACGTCAAGTCTGTGATAAGTATCTTGTGCAAGACAGAAGTAATGGTAAGGTATATGAGACTCCACAGTTCATGTATCTTCTGATTGCCGCAACCATATTCTCTAAATATCCAAAGGAGACAAGATTAGAATACGTTAGGAAATATTACGATGCAATCTCAAGACACAAAATCAACATTCCCACACCTATCATGGCAGGGGTGCGAACTCCACTTCGACAATTTGCTAGCTGTGTTCTTGTTGATGTTGATGACACCCTCGATAGCATCTTTAGTTCTGATATGGCTATCGGCAAATATGTTGCACAAAGGGCGGGAATCGGTATCAACGCAGGTCGAATCCGTGGCATCAACAGTAAGATCAGAGGTGGTGAAGTACAACACACAGGTGTTGTCCCTTTCCTCAAAAAGTTTGAAGCAACTGTCAGATGCTGCACTCAGAATGGCATCAGAGGTGGATCAGCGACTGTCCACTTCCCAATCTGGCACATCGAAATCGAAGACATCCTAGTTCTTAAGAACAATAAGGGTACAGAAGACAACCGAGTGAGGAAACTTGACTACTCAATCCAAATTTCAAAACTTTTTTACGAACGTTTCATTAAGAATGAGCAGATTAGCTTATTCTCACCGCATGACGTACCAGGTCTCTATGATGCTTTTGGTACTGATGCATTTGACTCTTGTTATGTGGACTATGAATCAGATCAGTCTATTCCAAGAAAGACTATCGGGGCACAAGAATTATTTTTCGACCTTCTAAAAGAACGTGCCGAAACTGGTAGAATTTATATCATGAACATTGACCATTGTAATTCTCACTCATCCTTTATGGATAAAGTTGAGATGAGCAACTTATGTGTTGCCCCAGAAACTCAAATTCTTACTAAAGATGGATATCAAACTATTTATGAAATGGTGGGTGATTATGTTGATGTTTGGAATGGTGAAAAGTGGTCTAATGTTTTAATTGAAAAAACATCAGATTGTCAAGAATTGATGAAGGTTATTATTGATAGTGAAGAAATTGAATGTACTCCATACCACAGATTTTTTGTTGTAAACGGAAAAAATTATTCCAGAAATAAAAAAATTATTGAAAAGAGGGCATATGATTTGAAATCGGGTGATAAAATTATTAAGTTTGATTTACCTATCATTGAAGGAGAATTAAATCTAGAAAATTCATATACTTTAGGTTTTCATTCTGGAGATGGATCATATCATAGAGGTACTCCAATACTTGATTTGTATGGATCTAAAAAAGATATTTTAGAGTATCTTCCATATACAAAATACTATAATTTGGATAATAAAATTAGAGTAATTTTAGATATTCCCCCCCATACTAAATTTGTGGTTCCCGATTGCAATTATACAATTGAGTCTAGATTGAAGTGGTTTGCTGGATTGGTTGATTCAGATGGACACATTGCAAAAAACAATCAGACAGAAACAGTTCAAATAAATTCAATTAACTTTGAATTTCTTAGAAGTATCAAGTATATGCTTCATACTCTTGGAGTTGATTGTAAAATCAAAAAAATTTATGAAAATAGAAAGCAATTTATGCCTGATGGTAAAGGTGAAACGAAAGAGTATGAATGCAATGAAGTGTGGAGATTGCTTATTTCTAATAGCGGTCTCATCAAATTATGCAATCTTGGTTTTGCAGAATATGTAATGAGATCTAAAATTTCAAAAAATATTCCAAATAGAAATGCTGAAAGATTTCATATTGTTGAAGATATTATTTTCACTGGAAGAAAAGATTCAACCTATTGCTTTACCGAATCAGATAGAGGAATGGGTATGTTCAACGGATTTCTTCTTGGGAATTGTCAAGAGATTACTTTGCCTACAAAACCTTTACAACATATTGATGATGAAACTGGGGAAATTGCTCTGTGCATCCTTTCTGCTATTAATGTTGGTAAAATTAGGGATCTTGAGGATCTTGATGTTCTTTGTGATCTTGCTGTCAGGAGTCTTGATGAACTCATTGATTTTCAGGGATATCCCGTCAGAGCAGCAGAGATTGCCACAAGAGCACGTCGTTCGTTAGGTATTGGTTATATTGGACTGGCACACTACCTTGCCAAGAATGGTCATAGGTATGAAGATCCTGAGGCATGGAAATCTGTTCATGACCTATCTGAAGCATTCCAATACTATCTCATTCAGGCAACTGTTAATCTTGCGAAAGAAAAAGGTGCATGTGAATACAGTCATCGTACCAAGTATGGTAATGGAATTCTTCCGATTGATACATATAAGAATGAGGTAGATGAAATAGTTACAAATGAGCTTCACTATGATTGGGAGAGTCTTAGGGCACAAGTTAAGCATTATGGAGTTAGGAACTCAACATTGTCCGCACAGATGCCTTCAGAGAGCAGTTCCGTTGTGTCAAACGCAACAAATGGAATCGAACCACCTAGAGGATACTTGTCCATTAAGAAGTCCAAAAAAGGACCTCTTAAGCAGATTGTTCCACAATACGGAACACTGAAGAACAATTATGATCTTCTTTGGGAAATGAGATCCAATAAAGGATACATTAATATTGTTGCCGTAATGCAAAAGTTCTTTGACCAGGCAATTTCTGGTAATTGGAGTTATAATCCGGAACATTATCCCAACAATGAGATCCCTGTGTCAGTTATGGCACACGATATGCTTTACTCATATTCAATGGGATGGAAAACCGCATATTACCAAAACACTTATGACATCAAGACTGATGAAATGGACGATTCCAATGAGTCACTTGATAGTTTAATTTCTCAATTAGAAACCGCAGAGGAGGAAGACTGTGAGTCTTGTAAGATTTAAGACAAATAAAGAAGAGAGACCAATGATCGATTCTATGACCGTGTTCAATGCAGAAGAGGTAGACACTAAAAAGCAACCAATGTTCTTTGGAAAACCATTAGGTATTCAGAGATATGATTCTTATAAGTATCCAATTTTTGACAAACTTACAACGCAACAACTGGGATATTTCTGGAGACCCGAAGAAGTATCCCTCCAGAAAGACCGTGCGGACTATCAGACACTACGCCCTGAGCAAAAGCACATTTTTACCAGCAATCTTAAGTACCAGATCATGCTGGATTCTGTACAAGGGCGTGGTCCTGGGATGGCTTTTATCCCTTACTGTAGCTTACCTGAATTAGAAGCATGTATGGAGGTCTGGGGGTTCATGGAGATGATCCATAGTCGTTCATATACTCATATCATTAAGAACGTTTATTCAGACCCCTCAGATGTGTTTGATCACATTCTGAATGATGAACGAATTGTTGAACGTGCAATGAGTGTGACTGGGGCATATAATGATTTTATTAATGCAGCACATCATTATGATAGTACTAATGATTGGCAACACGCATTAGAAGGAGTTCCTTATGCACAAGAATCAAGATATGAACTCAAACGCAAACTCTTCAAAGCAGTTGCGAATGTTAATATCCTTGAAGGTATTCGATTTTACGTATCATTTGCTTGCAGTTTTGCTTTTGGTGAACTCAAACTTATGGAAGGAAGTGCAAAAATCATCTCACTGATTGCTAGAGATGAGAATCAGCATCTTGCCATTACTCAGAATATTCTAAAGAAGTGGAGAGAAGGTGATGATCCTGAGATGGCAAAAATCTTCAAAGAAGAAGAGCAGTGGTTGATTAATACGTTTGAAAATTGTGTTAATCAAGAAAAACTTTGGGCAGAATATTTGTTCAAGGATGGTTCGATGATTGGTCTCAATGATAAATTGCTTCAGCAGTATGTGGAATGGATTGCCAATCGTAGAATGAAATCAATTGGACTGAAACCAATCTATGATGTACCCGCAAAGAATAACCCACTCCCCTGGACGGAACATTGGATTTCTTCTAAAGGTCTTCAGATCAGCCCACAGGAAACGCAAGTGCAGTCATATATTGTTGGTGGTATTAAGCACGATGTCACTGGCAATACATTTGCTGGTTTCAGTCTTTAATTGACCTTAAGACTGAACTAATATATTATATCGGGCAGCAACTTGTGTCTTGGCGGATTATAGTTGCGTAAGTCCCACTTTTTTATTATAAATAATAGTAAGTCAACGCCAAGACACAATGAACGAATATTATACTTACGCTTACTTGCGTAAAGATAGGACTCCCTATTATATTGGTAAAGGTAAAGAATATAGAGCATATTTTAAGTGTAAAGGTGAAATACAACCACCTAAAGATAAATCCAGAATAATCTTTCTAAAACAAAACCTAACTGAAGAAGAATCATTTAGGCACGAAATCTATATGATTGCTGTCCTTGGTAGAAAGGATTTGGGAACTGGTATTCTTCGCAACAGAACTAATGGTGGTGAAGGTGCTTCTGGTATTGTTATAAGTGAGGAAACTAGGAGAAAATTGAGTGAAATAAACAAAGGTAAAATCCTTACAGAAGAAACAAAAAGAAAGATGAGTGAATCAAAAAAAGGTAAAAATCATCCTACTTACAATAAAACAATCTCGCAAGAAACCAGACAAAAATTAAGTGAATCTCATAAAGGAGAAAAAAATCATTTTTATGGTAAAAAACATTCTCCAGAGACAAGAGAAAAAATGAAACTTGCTTGGAAGAAAAGAAAAAATGAAGAGAAAGTTTAGATTGTCATTACCAGAAGATGATTGTGTGGTTAAACTTCAAGAGTATTGTAAGTTTTCTCTTACTCTTTTAAAAGTACCTGTAGTATCTAAACCATTATGTATTGATGCAAACTGTCATAATAATGTAAATCATTATGTAGAAACTTATGGTGGAGAAAAAATAAGTGGATATTATTTGATTACAGATATTAGTGATGAAAGATATGGATGTGCAATATATCATAGTATTTGGAAAAATACTTATGGAGATATGGTGGATATAACACCTTTTGATGATAGGGAGTATAATATATTTTCTGTATTGAATACAGATAAATATTATTCAGGAGTTCTTTTTGACGGTAAAAAATATATGATACTTAAACCAGGAAAAAATATAATCTGATGGAAGAAAATAAAACTATCTGTAAAGGAAATTGTAAGTGCAACTGTGTAAAAACTGAAGATGCATTAGAGATGTATAGAGAAGCAGCAAAATCTGATGCTTTTCTATTTGGTGATTATAATGGTTATGAAGCATATACCGAGGACT